GAGGCAGATTGGCAGTAACCCCACAGGGTGCTGGCAAGCTAGGAATGGAATCAGACAAAAGCATCTTGATAGATGAGGCTGGATTTACACGTTACGACTTTGCTGATTTGTCTGGACTAGCTGCGCCAGTAACAGGCGCTATTGCTGGTGCTATTGCGGGTCAAGCATTGATACCAGTTCCTATTCTTGGCGCTGTAATAGGCGCAGCTTTTGGTGGTGGTGGCGGTAATCTTGCTGAAGAAGCTATTGAAGCTAACATGGGTACATCCTCTCAAACAGCGTTAGAGATTGCAAAAGATACAGGGAAAGAAGCTCTTATAGCGGCTGCGGGTGAAGGTGTAGTTGGTCTTATCGGAAAAGCGTTTGGAGTTGGTGTTAAAGGATTTGGAGGCTCTAAGTTAAGCCCAGATCAAGCCACGATGATAGATAGGTCTATAAGGCAGGGTGTTGTTCCTGCTCCCAGTCTGACTGGTGCAAACCCAATTATAGCTCGTGCAGATGCAACCAGCGAACAAATTTTTAAAGGAAGCCCAAGAACTAAAGCAAACAATAAGGCAATAAACGAGAAACTTGATTTATTCCGTTCGTTGTCTTCTGCTGAAGCTGACAAAGGCGCTCTTGTAGGTTCTTTTAGGGCAGCGACACGAGAAGCAGACTCAACAATACTAAAAGCAGAATCAGAAGCATCCACAGCAATTCTTAAATCTATGGAGAGTGTGGCTGACGATTTGGGACGAGCTTCAAAAACTGATGCAACATTAAGCGATGATTTATATGGAGCCTTTCGTTCCGCCTATCAAAATTTTGATGCTATGGCGACAAGTAAATTTTCTAGGATACAAACCGCATTAGATGACGCAGTAGGAACAGTAGATTTTATTCCTACTAAGGATATTGCTATACGAGCGGGTGAAATGAAAAAAACATTTGCTTCATCTCAAGATGGAACAACTGGGGGTAAAATGTACTCCCTGCTAAACAACATAGAGAATTTAGGTCCAAAATCATCTTTTAAAACTATTTACGAAACTAGAAAAAGTTTAAACGATTTTCTGCGTATGAACTCAGGTGGGGTAACTATACAGAGAGAGGGACGTTTAATACTAGACAAAATTGATATTCGTTTGGACCTCTTGAAAAGAACAGATAAAACGGGACGCCCAATGATAGAGCGTTTTGCTCTTGATTCAGGAGCCGGGTATACTGATGCTGGCGTAAAAACAATTAAAAACGCTGCTGATGATCTTCTTGACGCTCGTAGATTTTATGAAAAAGGTATGAGGTATTTTGATGATGTAGGGGCTTCTGCGAGTATAAAAGCAATTAGAGAAGACCTTAAAAATGGCATACGTCCTGACGTAACTCAGATAATGACAAAGCTTGTTGCAAACAACAAACCAAAAACCCTTGTAGCTGCAAGAACAGTTTTTGATGAATTTGGTGGAAAGGGGTCCTTTGATTCCTTTCAAACTCGCATGGCTGGAGCTTGGCTAAAAGAAAATTTAGCAACATCAATAAATCCTTTACGTCCAGATAAATTTAGTCCTTCGGCATTTAAGAAAAAAGTTGATGCGCTTGGAAGCACAGCAGACCAATTGTTTGGAAAGCAAGCAAATGAAGTGCGAAGACTTGCAAATCAAATTGACGCTATTTCATTAAAGAACGTAGATCAAAAGATTATAGATCGTGTGGCCCTAGAAGGCGCAGAAGGTAATCCAATTAATCTTCTAAGAAATCTCAAGTCAGTACAGGAAGAAGCTGCATCCATTAACAAAGATCAACTGTTAAAGCAACTTAGAGATAAAGATTTATCAATCGAAAAAGCTGCTGATATATTAACTCAAGGCTCAACAAAAACGGCGTCCATAACAAAAGTTATGAAGTATTACAAAAACGAGCCAGAGGCTATGGAGCAGCTAAGGTCTGTTTACATGGAAAATATCATAGGCGATTTTGGTGAAAACTTCCTAACAAATCCAAAGCAGTTTAAAGAGTTTGGAAATAGATTAATCAAAGAACATAGTTCTGGAAAACTACCCGCCGTGTACGGAAAAGAATTATCCGATGATATGTTGGAGTTTGGTCAGACTTTGGTTTTCAACTCTCAAACTGTTGATGGCGGTGGTTTGATTGCCGCAAGTGTAGCAGCAAGCCCTCTTCAAAATTTAGGAACATTGTTGAGGTTTGGAGTTATAAGTCGTGTCTTCTCAAGCCAAGTATATTACAAAGGACTACAGAAAAGAGTAGATTTAGCTATGGGTAAAGGCGTATCTAGGCCAGCGGCTTTAGCTAAAGTTATTGCTCAATCCCTTACCTCTGCTGCTGGGCAACTTGGCGCTCAAACAACTGACGAGTCCATTTCTTCTGGTATTCGTCAAGCAGAGACATTTATAGAAAATTCTCAACGGCAAAACCCTCAAACAACATCTCCTACTTTAAATCCAACAAGTATTCCAGAGGTTTCCCCAGTATTTGAAGTTCCAGAAGTGTCTTCCATATCTGGTCCGCAAGCATCTATTAGAGATCGCGTAAGGGATAACCCAGCACTGGCTGCATCACTGCTGGGCGGTTTAAGCAACATAGGGTTCGTTTAATCTTCTAAGACAGAAGACAGACCACCAATTCCCGTTGCCATTGGTAGCGGGACTTTGCTCTTTGTGTTGACATGAGAGCTAATATCACCGTAGGTTTCTTCTATCATACGTGAAAGCTGGCGTCCTATAGCACGATCTTCGTGCTCCGCGATAAATACCAGTTTATCATACGCTTCTATAGATACGCCTACGGACTTATATTTTCCGGGGTTTGGCATGAGGTTTCCTTCCCATAAATGACTTTCCCTAATGTATATAATCCCAAGCGGCGTGGGTCAAGACCCAAATATGGAAACAAAAAAGTTATCATTCAGGGTATCAAGTTTGATTCTAAATGGGAAGGCGAACATTACCTTTACCTAAAGTCGCTTGAACGAGCTGGAACAATCAAAGACCTTGAGCTACAGGTGCGATTTAACTTGATGGTTAATGATCAGAAGATATGTGCCTACATCGCTGACTTCTGTTACAAGCGCGAAGATAAAGATGGCGTATGGCATGATATTGTTGACGATGCCAAGGGCGTTGAAACTCCTGAATTTAAGCTAAAAAAGAAGCTTATGAAAGCCTGTCTAGGCATTGATATTCTATTATCGAAAAAAAGTTCTTGACAGTATATCACACTGTATGCTTATAGTTGGGACTCTAGTAACAAGCAGAAAGGAAACGACATGAAAAGTCGCGAACTATTCGAACGTCGAGAGGAACTTAAATCAGTTATTAATCAACTGAAGGGTGAATTAAATGACGTTGAAAATGAATTGTCATGCACATATTTATCTCGTGCAAGAGATGCTTTGCATGAAGAAGGTAAAGACTTTGGTACGGCTCACATCTTAGATGGCAACCGTAAAATCAAAGCAGTTTTATCTAAAAAGATTTCATGGGATCAAGATGGACTGCGTAGAGCTTTAGGCGAATTGTCTGAAGAAGATGCACGACACTATGGCAAGATGACCTTTGCCGTTGAAGAGCGCAAGTTTACAGCAGCGCCACCAACAATCAAGAGAATTCTTGAAAATTGCCGAACAACAGAAGTTGGTCGTTTCACAGTAGAATTGGATAAATAAAATGGCTTTACAAATTATTACAGCCGATCAACGTATGGCAGAGACTAAAGGCCATAAGATCGTAGTGTGTGGTCAAAGTGGTGTAGGTAAAACTACACTAGCTCGCACACTAAACCCAGACAGGACTTTGTTTATGGATTTAGAGGCTGGTGACGCGGCTATTGAAGGACATCCTATTGATGTAGTTAGACCTAGAACATGGGCAGAATGTCGTGACTTAGCTTGCTTCTTAGGTGGACCAAATCCATCACTAGCAGAAGACCAGCCGTATAGTGAGTCTCACTACAACTATGTCGAGTCTATGTATGGTGACGGATCACAAGACGTGTGGAACAAATATGACACACTTTTTGTTGACTCAATAACTGTAGCAGGGCGATTGTGCTTCCAATGGTGCTTACAGCAACCAGAAGTACGTTCTGATCGCTCTGGCAAGTTAGATACTCGTGCAGCTTATGGCTTACATGGTCGTGAAATGATGTCGTGGCTAACCCACATACAGCATATTCGATCAAAAAATGTAATATTCGTTGGTATACTTGACGAGATTACAGACGAATATGGAAGAAAACAGTATGCCCTTCAAATAGAAGGTAGCAAAACTGGTAGAGAATTGCCCGGAATTGTAGACGAAGTAATCACAATGTCAATCTTGACAGGTGATCATGGACAGTACCGAGCATTCGTGTGTCAACCTTTGAATGAATGGGGCTACCCAGCTAAAGATCGTTCTGGTAGACTTGATACACTTGAAGAACCACACTTAGGTAAGCTCATTGAGAAAATGAGCAGTGGTGGTCCAAAAACAGACAAAGAATTAACCTTTGTCGATCCTGCAACACAAATCTCTAGCGAAGGAGAAGCATAATGCTTAATCTAAATAACGTCCCACAAGACGAAAACCCACAAAATCAAGAATTTACATTAATTCCAAAAGGAACTGTAGTTCGTGCTGTAGTCTTAGTTCAGGCTGGTGACATTGAAGTCCCTGAGTTTGGTCAAGGCCAATGGTTTAAGAAATCAGCAAGTACGTCTGCAAAGTGGATGAACCTTGAATTTACTATTATTGGTGGTGATTTTGATCGTCGCAAGTTCTGGCACAGCATCTTTGTAGATGGTG